AGCAATTGAATAGGCACTCGTGGCGTCTGGCGCTACTGCCCAAGTATTGGCAATCGTCGCGATTTTGCTAGTGCCGTTGTAGGCGATGATGCGCCCACGTTGGCCGGTGCCGGTGCCGCCTGTCAGCGTGACTGACATGCCCTTATAAAAATCATCGACTGCTGATGCCGCCGCAGCCAGCTTAATCGTGCTGGTAGAGCCACCCGCTTGCGCCGTGCCAGTAATCGCGGCAGCGGTCAATACTTCGGTGAAATTACACGCCTTGATCAACGGTGCTAACGGTGAAGCCGTCCCTGCTGTTGCTGCGCCCATCCAGATCGTCGAGAATTTGACCTTGGCATAGAAGGTGGTCTGAACAAAGCCAGAACCGCCGAAATAAGGCCTAACTTCATCACGCTGGACCTGATTACCTTCAAGCGGCATCAAATCGACTTGGGTGCATAAAATGGCAGAGGTGGGGGTAGCATCAGTGCCGTAGGTCGATTCGATCCCGGCATGAAGAACTTGTTTAAATCCTGCTAAAACAGCTTGAGCCATGATTATTCTCCAGTGGCGTCAGGTTTGGGGGTAGTCTTGTCGGCAGATTTTGGTTTGGCCTTGGCCTCTTGTTTGGCTAACCATTCGGCTTCTGGGACACGTAAGCCGGTCGCTGGATCGTTGTAAAACGTGCCGGGTTGGCCGTCGTAGTGGTCAATATTCATTTTGCAACCTTCTTTGCTTTGGTCTTAGGCTCTGTGTCTTTTGACAGGACAGAAGATTCATTTGAGGCGTCTTCTGATGCTTGGTTAACTGACACGTCAACAACTGCTTCAGAAGCGGGTAATTGCTGGGCCGTAGCCGCTTTTTCACGGCGGCTACGGTTAAAAGCCATTAAGCCCATTGTGCTTAAGCAAGCTTATGTTTAAATTGCACGATACGAATTTGTTTGTTTTCGTACACGCGCGCCCAGTTGGTTCCAGTGGCTAATTCAGCACGGGTCGGGTAATCACCCGCCGGTGTGCCTTGCCATTTAATCCCCCTGGGATGCAAAATAAAACGTCTACGCATTGCAAACACATCATCGCCCGCAAGAATATCGCGGTCAGTCTCAAGATCGGATTTTCCGATAATGCCTTCGACAAAGCCCACCGCGCCTTCGCCAAAAATGTAACTGGTATAAGTACCGGTGTCGACCGGCAAGTTATCGTCAACAATCACCCGTTTACCCATGTAATACAGCACACGGTCTGATTTATTAGCCGTAGTTTCATAGACAATCATTTGCTGCTTGGCTAAATACGCCTCTGTTGCCGAGTGCATAGCAATAGCCGACACCTGGCCTTTAGCGTCACCAAGCTTTTGCACGGCATCGATAAAGGTGTTCTGATTAAAGGCTCTCACTGCCTCAGAGCCGCCCGCCGAGACATCGGAGACGTTGCCAGACATCGATGCAGCGGCGAACGCACCGGCCAAAATATTGATTAGCTCTTTTTGCATTTGCCGCGACCAATAGCCAGCGATCAAATCAATTAATGCCTGGGCAGGATCTGCGCCAGCAAATACCGCGGCTAAATCGTTCACGCTCCAGGCTTCGCCTCGACCGATAATGGATGCCACGTCTTTAGATGCCGTAATTTTTTTGGTTTCTAAAGGTGATGTATCCGATAACACTTGCGCGTCACCAGTTAAGTCACTAAAAAACGGTAGATTGATGGTAGCGCCGCCAGCTGGTAATTGAATGCCCGGCATGGTGTTGACAATCCCAGATTGAAACAGGGCAGATAATTCGGCGGTTCGATTGACGCCATATTGATTCCAGACATCGGGGGTTAAGATGTCTGAAATTAGAGTATTCGCTGAAGCCATAATGGTCTCCTATTTAGGTAATGGGTTGACCTGTGGCCTCAGCTTTTAATTGCGCGGCCAGGGTCGGATTTTCTTTTTGCATCATGATTTGCTTGGTTAAGTTAAAGCTATCTTTTGCAAATGGATTCGGTTGTTGGGTATTAACGCTCCCGCCGTTTTTCCCGAAGCCTGAGCCTCCCGCGCCTTTGGCTTTTACTAGCATGGGTTTCGTAGTTGCTAGATGCTTCACGCCATCTTCTAACTGCAACAATACCCCCGTAGGGTCTTTATAATACGGGGTGTCGTTTTCCCATTCGATACTGCGCATAACGAGCGCTTCAACAGCCTCGTTATCAATAAATTCTTGAGTCTGTAATGCTTTGGATAAGCTGTTGCTCAACTGAGAGTCACGATATTTCTTTTGAAAATTACTCAGTTCTCCATCTCGCTCAGAGAGTAGCTTTTCCATACGCTTGAATTTTGATTCAAACTGTTTTAAGGCTTCAGCCTGTCCTTTGGCGTCGGGCAAGTTTTCAATTTCGTCGAGTGACTCAAGCCCCAGTCGTTCTAAGAGTTGGTTTTGTTGTTTTTCTAGCTCTTCTATGCGTGATTTCATGCCTTTTCGACCATTCACGCTTTCTTTGACTGCCTCTTGATGCTTTGCCTTTAACTCATCAATAAATTTTGACAACTCGGTAAATGCGTCATCGCCGATCAGCTCTTTGAGCTTTTCAATATCCATAAAAAATGGCCTTTTTTGGTTAAACACAATATATAGTATCTAAAACAATTTTAACATACAATATATAGTGTTTAAAATAATTATTACGGACTGTTGACATGATCGATATTTCACGTTATGGCTTTATCTCAAATGCGCTGAACGCTTCAGGGGGGTTTAGCGATGGTAGCTATTTGATCCAGTACCCGCGCGAATCAGAGGAGAAATTTACCCGACGAAAGCAGATCGCGTGGTATCGCAATTTTTTGTTGTCAGCCTGTCATGAATTTATCGGTTATCTGTCAAAGCGACCTGTTATGCGCGTTGCTAAAAATCCATTGTTGCAAAGCATCATTGATGATGCCGACTGGAAAGGCAGCGCCATTGATCAGTTTTGGATGGCGTTTATGGTGGAGGCAAAAGCACGCGGCTTAATGTTGTTAGTCGTGGACATGCCGCAAACAATCCCCCTGACCCAAGGAGATCAGCTTAACCAGCGCATTGCGCCGTATTTGGCGATGATTGCGCCTGAAGCAGTCCGAAGTTATGAATTAAACGAACAAGGGCTTATTCAAAAAGTCGAAATTATCGACAGTCAAAATACTAACCAAGGTCTGTCAATGCCGATCTTGCGTGGATGGGATAACCAGCGTTGGTGGGTACGTAAAGGTAACGGCGTATTACAACAGGGCGAGCATGGCTTAGGCGTCTGTCCCGTGTTGGCGTTTTCTGAAATGGATACTTTTGGCCTGCCCGGACAGTTTGCCCAAATTGCCGATCTATCCAAACGGTACTACAACTTATGTAGCGAGCGAGATGAGATTTTACGCGCCCAGACGTTTAGCCTATTAACCTACCAAGTCCCGCCAGAGCAAGCGCATTTATTTGATCAACGCTCGGTCGCTGAGGCGATTGGCACGCATAATTTACTCTTGCATCATGGCGACGCGCCCGCATTTATCGCCCCACCTGATGGACCGGCTAACATCTACAATCAAGTCATTGCTGAACTTGAACAAACTATCAAACGTATTGCGATGACCATCGAACAACCGACCTCGCAAGAATCAGGTATTGCTTTAACCATTCGTTTTCAACAACTCAATAGCGCACTCACGTTGTTTGCTCGAAAGATGGAAGACTTAGAGCGCAAGGTTTGGTGGCTAGTTTCGCTGTGGCTGGGCATTAACGAAACCCCTGAAATCTCGTGGAGCAAAGATTACAGCTTGGCTGACATCAATCAAGAGCTGGCCGAATTATCAGCCATGCAGCTTGCTAATTTCCCGCCGGCGGTGCTGGCCGAGAAACAAAAACAGATTATTACCTTAAGCCTCGGCAACTTGGAACCCGATAAGATCGAAGCATTGCTTAATGATGTGGGGGTTGAGCATGTTATCAATTGAACTTGATGGGGTTCGGCAAGTTTTTAACCAGTTAGATAATTTGCCAAGACAAGCACAACGCCAAGTTATTGATCGATTAGCTGATAAGGTATATGACTCAGCATTGCAAAAAGTTGATGCCCATACCAAAGGCGGGGCTTTGCTGAGATCATTAGAACTCCATCCAATATCCGATGGTTATGAAATACGCCACAATTTGCAGGTTGCCGAATATGCAAAATGGGTGCACTGGGGTACACGCCCGCATGAAATACGGCCTAAGCATAAAAAAGCGCTTAGGTGGACCCATGGGAATAATTTTGTATTTGCAAAATTTGTACTACATCCAGGCTATCAAGGTGACCCTTGGTTACAAAAGGCGGCTGCAGAAGCGCCCAGAATGATGGATGAAATTATTAGGACAATGACTATATGACCTTACATGGCGAATTATCACCCCAAGGCGCTGACAGCGCTGCCAAAACCTACGCCAGAGCAGCATTAATAGCTTCTGTCGGCTTATCGTTGGCGGCATTAATCAGCGCTGTTTCATTGTTTTTTTAAGGATAACCCATGCTCACCTACACCTATACTGACGCCTATCTAAAAAACCGCGTAACTGAAGATATTGAAGATCGGGCTGCGCTCGATGTCGATAACTTAGGCACCTTTCCAACCACGCCGATTAACTGGCGTGACAAACTGATCATCTTGCGAGCCTATATCATTGCCTGCTTAGAGCTTGGCGCAGATAGCAATGATGTATTTGCACAAAAGCTTAAACAATACCGGCAAGAGTTTGATCAACAGCTTGCACTGGCAAGACAATCGGCGGCTGCCAGTGATAGCACTCATTACACGCCCCTCTTGTCGATTTCGTTGGAGCGTGCTTAATGTATTCGATTTTGGATGCTATCAAAACGAAACTATCAGCCATTGATGGGGTCACCACCTGCAAGATTGGCATTGAGACTGGCTTATCTCCCGCCGACTATCCCATCATTAGGATCGTACCGTCAAAAGGTGAGCCGTCCGAGACGATTTCGAGGAACAATCTGCAAGTGATGATTTATTTTGGCGTTGATTTAGCCGAAAGTGATCAGAATTTAGAAGCAGTTTACGCCGCGCTTTATGCCCTCGAAACCAGCATCATTAACGCCATGCAAGAACATAATAGTTTTTTTGCGCAGTGGCTAGATACGATAACCGACGAAGATCGACTGGACCATTATAAACTGTTTATGAGTCGGTTTTTGGTGACTGGCTAATCAGAAAAGCCCCGGTTAAGGGGCTTTATGTTCTGTGGATTAAGCCGCCTTGAACAAATTAAGTTGCAATGGCGCATCTAAAAACGATCTTGCGCAATTGCATTCAAAATCAACTCTTGATTGAGACATTCTGGCTACCATTTCAACCTTTGAAATCTGACTTAACAACGTTGATCGCCCGTTGTCTTTGGTGAACCACTGATGCCGCTTTGCTGCTCCTCTGCAGGTATTAGTTTCATGCAACAATTCAACTGGCAAAACAACTTCATAAACCCATCGACGAATAATATTAGCACAATAGCTTGGCGTGCTTTTGTTGCCATTAAATTCATGCCCATGCAAATTCATCAACGCAATGAAAAAACTGTCTGGATAAAGCTTTTCCCAGGTTGATGGAGCATCGAGTAGCAACAAATTTCTGATGGCGTCAATATGGCGATTTTTGTATGACTCTTGTTCGCGTAGACGTTTAAATTCTTGAACAAGCTTTATTTGACCCTCCAGTGATTTATTCCCGCCGATATAGGGCATCACAATCAAAAACTGCTCTTCAGTCAATATAGCTATTCTGTTATTTTTACCTGTTTCATCCTTGTATTTGCTAAACTCAATTTTGATTTTAGGCTGTAAATCAATAAGTTGTTTTGATATTTTATCAATGTTTCTTAAGACATTATGGTGTGGCATTTTATAACTTTCAGCCACCACTAAGCTTGTGACTGTCAGATTACCATTGTTGTCTTTTGATATAAGCGTGGTATTATTCATTTGCAGTCCTCCTGAGACTGTAGAATTACAATAAAAAACAATTGGACACGCATATCCAACTGCATTAAAAGAGCCTCAGATATTGCAAGTATCTGGGGCTTTTCTATTTTAGCGGCCTGAGTCTTTTTTATCTGTTTTTTAAATGGGATGAATCGACAGTAATCGTTTGGTGGCAATTTCTATTAAGCGGGGTAGATGTTGCGCCGGAATGTAATCCAGCACTAACTTTCCAACACTCGGCGCACTACGCGGATCGAATATCCATGTGCCTTCAGCGATGGGTGTACAAGACACGATCTTGCCGTTGTGCATTTCTAGCAAGAGTTTTCCGGTAATAGGTGATGTTGGTTGAGTTGTTTCAGTGGGAACGGCTAGGCTTTCTAACACATCAAGCACCCATACTCTAAACTGTTTGGCTATTTTGGTTTTTGATAACATACCAAGCAAATGGCAACCGCGTAGACTGAAGATTCTTACTTGCTGCTTACCGCCATCGGTATCTAGTTCTACCAAAGCAGTCATGCTGTCGGTGAATTCGTCTTTGTTGCGTTCAAATATTTTTGATATAGCTTGCGTTGCTTGAGTATATCCCAAGGCTGTACCAATTTGACAACCCCTTAACCAAGGCTGATTATTACGATCAACAACGTCGAATTGAGTATTTTGGAATGCTAATGCTTGAGTAGTCATAATGACTCCTTGTTTATTTTTTGAATTTAAACATAACTTCCAAAATGGAAGCAGTAGGAGCTTCAAAAGGCGAACAAAGACGCCCGACATTTATTCAATATATTCATGCCACTCCTACCACAAAATCTGAGTAATTCGGAATTTCCGGATTACTAAAACTGGCAGGCATAAAAAAACCGCTTATCTAACGGGTGCGGTATCCGCTTTGTTTGAGCTTTTGAAGACTCGAAACAAAGCATAGCACAAGCCAAGCGGTTGTCAATTCAGTTGCTAAATTTTGGGATTGGGCTATACTTATGATTAAGTTGAACGGCGGTCAAGCTGACTTATCCTTTGCTGCAGAGCACTGATGAGATAATTGGGGTTGCTATCCTTTCGCCGTTCAGCGAATTCTCGTGAACTTTGAACGTATTTGTTGGTTTGCAAGTTCATCTGTTGTTTTAAACAACGACAAGAAAAAAACTTTTTCACTATCAGTCGTTAATTTAAACGCTGCTCTATACAGATTATCGTCATATTTTAATATGACATAACGCTTGTCTTTTTGATGATAGACCTCCCCATACTCTAAAATATAGGGTATTTTTCTATAGTCATTTATACCTATTTCTGGATGACTTAATTTGTGTTCAGTTAAACTCTGTTGTGATAACCAAACTGTTTTTGAATGTGAATTAAACAATAACTTGTCAGCATCGCTCAAAACAGCTACAGGAAAATTTCCCTGCGCATTGCCACTAAAAAAGTCATCAAATTCTTTACTATTAATCTGTCTTTTTACCTGTGCTAAAGCAGCACTATGTGAAATGTTTTCTAAATCCATGCGAACACCAACAAACTCACCCAACCTCTGCAAATGATACCGCTCCGGCTTCCCGGCATTCACCACCTCATCTAGTGTAGACCCGTTTAGCATCTGTTGCAGTTTAGCATGACTGCCCATGACTTGGCGGGCTTGTTGTGTGGGCAGGCCGTTTAAAAATGCCTGTTCTGCGTTGGCGCGTGGCGTTGGGGTTTTGCCGTCAACCCATAACTTTGGAATAGCTACGCATCGGCAGAAAGGATGAAAAGGCGGCTTAGGGGCTTTAGCTTTGGGATAGATACCCTTGCCCACACCAAACTTATCGATGTTGGCGTGAAGGTCACAAATGTCTGATTTAGGATGCGTGCTGCTTAAGCGAATCTGCACATAATGCACATTATCATAGCCCATGATCTCTTCTGCGCGGCTATCGGTATAAGCGCGATGCAATTCGGTTTGGGCGATACGATTAGCAAAATAACGATTACGCTCATAGT